TTTCCTTATCTTTCGAGAACCAGCCCGAACCGGCCGAAACCAACCTGATCGACTTAGGCGATGCAAACATTGGCCGTGAGCAACCCCGACTGGAAACGACCGGTGTTGGGGGGAAAACATTTGGGCCACTTGTACAAGCTTGGGCAAAGCGTCACATGTCTGTTGATCTCATGCCGTGGCAGGTTCACGCCATCAATGGTGCTTTGACTTGTGACGATGCCGGCGACCCTTATTCTTTGACGTTTCGCGAAGCGTTGACAAGTACGGCCCGCCAGCAAGGCAAGTCTGTGGCACTAGTTGCGCTCATTGGTTGGTGGATGACTGACTACGCAGAGATGCGCGGCGAACCACAGTCTGTGCTTTCTGTTGCAAACAAACTTGACCGTGCCGAAGCAATCTTTGCGCAGCTTGCGCACGTACTGGTTGAGCAATTTGGTGGCAAACAAATGGCCGCTGTCGGCCGTAAATCTGTGACCGTAGGAAAATCCGAATGGCTAATCAGGGCAGCAACAAAAAACCTGCACGGTGGATCACACGACCTGATTGTGGTTGACGAACTTTGGGACATCGATGCAGCCGTCATTGATGACGCTTTGCGACCATCACAAATTGCCAGACAATCACCACTTCTTTGGATGGCATCTACCGCCGGCGACGAATCCAGTTTGACAATGATCCGGTTACGCGAACAGGCACTTGCCAACATCGATGCCGGCGAACGTGGTCTGTTGTATTTTGCTGAATGGTCTATGCCACCAGGTGTCAATTATCGAGACGAACAATATTGGCGTTGGGCAAACCCTGCTTTGGGTACCACCATCACTTTGCAAGCATTACGCTCCTACTCTAAAAAGGATTCGTTCTTGCGCGCTCACTTAAACCTTTGGGTGTCTGCACGTGGGGCTTGGATCACGCCGGCTGAGTGGGATTCTCATATCACCACCGAAGATTTCCCTACTGGTGTGCCGTCTATTTTGGCCGTCGATTCATCGGTTGACGATGCGCGCTATGTCGGTGTACATGCAGCGGTCATTGATAACCAGGCAATCGTCAAGGTTGCGTTTGTGGTGCAAACCGAAAATGAAATGTGGGAACACATTGAACGCATCATGGCTGATCAGAAAGTGCAGCTGGCCATCACGCCAACATTGGAAATCCATCTGCCGATGAATCTTCAACGCCGATATCAGACCGTCGGCTATGGCGAATTGTTGCGCTTTTCTAGCCTTGTCAGGTCAATGATTCTTGAAGGCAAGGTGCGTCACAACGGTGAAAAAATGCTTGCAGAACATGTATGTCGTGCGGTAATTACTAAAACGGCGCAAGGCGTTGTTCTGTCATCGCAAAAATCGCCAGGCCCGATTGAGTTGTGCCGGTGCATGGCGTGGGCTGTGGCACTTGTTAGCAAACCAAAGCAAGCGACAAAACCCATGCTGGTCATCACAGGGTAAGTACACTCACGCTAGGTGTCTGTCTGTGTCGGGCAGGCAGGCACCACCTACCGAAAGCATCTCATGGCATTATTCAACAAAGTAAACAAAGCAGCAATCAGCCCTGCCGTTGAAAAACAAGCGGCCGTTGGTGGCACCTACGGTGGCAATTCACCGACCAACGGCGGTGTGGCCATGATTGGCCAGTACTACTCATATCAGGAAGGCGAAGCGCGCAACCGTGCCATGCAAGTTGCAGCCGTCAGCCGTGCGCGAGATTTGCATTGTTCCGTTATCAGTGCCATGAGCTTGAAAATGTACAAAGAGCAGTGGAACGAAACTGATCGTGAAATGGAAGAAATCGAACTAGCCCCACGTTCTTGGCTACGCCGACCCGACCCTGCCATCCCCTATGAAACGCTCATGGCATGGACCCTGGATGATTTACTTTTCTTTGGAAGGGCTTTTTGGTACATCACTAGCCGCACCCAAGATGGCTTTCCAGCATCGTTCACACGCCTACCGGCAGGCTCAATCACCACCACCGATCAGGCAGGCCCAGTGTGGTTTGCACCATCGAGCATGGTGTACTTCCAGGGTGGCGAAATTGACCCTGTCAACCTGGTGCAATTTATTAGCCCTGTACAAGGCGCAATCTATTCATCTGCAAGCACTATCGAGACAGCGTTAGAGATTCAAGCCAGCCGTTTGCGCAACGCCGCATCAGCAATTCCGTCTGGCATTTTAAAGCAGACCGGTGGCGAACCGTTGAGCGCATCAGAACTGGCAGACCTGGCGTCAGCGTTCAATGCTGCACGTGCGTCAAATCAGACAGCTGCACTAAACGAGTTTTTGACCTATGAGCCAACCAGCGCAACCCCTGACAAAATGTTGCTAATCGAATCTGCAAACTATTCTGCACTCGATATTGCACGACTAATGAATATTCCGCCGTACCTATTGGGCGTTTCAACTGGATCGTATTCGTACCAATCGTCAGAGCAAGCCCGCATGGACATGTGGATGTTTGGCACAAAAGTGTTTGCAGAATGTATTGCAAGCACCCTTTCATCAGATGCCATACTTCCCCGCGGCACTTGCGTAGAGTTTGACGTAGATGATTATCTAGGCGAAACCGTCTTGATGGACTCAAACATAAATATTGACCCCAACGCACCAGCCGAAAATACACAAGAGGAACTTGCATGATCCGTTTTACAACAGACCGAATCACAGTCACCGCAGCAGAAGGCGACACGGTAGGTGAACGCCGCATCGACGCAATAGCCGTGCCGTATAACCAATACGCAACTGTCAGCGATGGCACCGAAGTGCAATTCTTGCCAGGCTCGCTACCAATTGACGGCAAAGCCCCACGCGTATTCATGTACCACGATCCATCAAAACCAGTTGGCATTGTTACCGAACGAATCGATACGCCAGACGGAATGCTTGCAAGCATGAAGATCAGCCGCACCATTCTTGGCGATGAAGCATTGACGCTTTCAGCCGATGGCGTTATGGATGTATCCGTAGGCGTCAACATCATTTCAGCGACACGAGACAAAGACGGCCGCATGACCGTCACAGCAGCCGACTGGCTCGAATTGTCACTTGTCCCCATTCCTGCATTCAGTGGTGCTACCATCACCGATGTAGCCGCGTCAGCGGAAACAGATCCCGACACAAATCCAGAAACCACAGAACCAGTCGAGGAGACAACCGAAGTGGAAGCAACACCAGCACCAGCAGAAGCCATCGAGGCCGCAGCAATCCCTACACCAGCACTTCCTGCACAGCCAAAGCGCAAGTTTGCCTTGCCATCAGCTGCTGACTGGATGGCCGCATACCACATCGGTGGCGACACGTTTGCAAAAGTAAATGCAGCTGTAGCCGAATGGCAATCAGAGAATCAAACCGCATTGCAAGCAGCAGCCGGCGATGTGGCTACAACTAACACGCCTGGTCTTTTGCCAGTGCCTGTACTTGGACCTCTTGTCCAGAACATCAACTTTGTTCGTCCAGTTGTCAATCGTCTTGGCGCACGTGCGTATCCAGACGGCGGACAATCAAAGACATTCGTTCGTCCAACGATTACAACTCACACAAGTGCAGCTGCACAATCGGCAGAGTTTGACGCAGTATCAGCAACCACCATGGTCATTGCAAGCAACACTGTTAGCAAGACAACCGTTGCCGGTCAGGTCACCCTTTCTCGTCAAGACGTTGACTTCACTTCGCCTGGCGCAATGGATTTGATTCTCAATGACCTCATTGGCGAATTGATGTTGAAGACAGACGACATTGCAGCTGACGCATTGCTTGCAGCAGCAACATCATCAGGCGTGTGGGACCTAACCACAACGGACTTGATGAAGTCAATCTATGACGCAGCAGTTGACGTATCAAACGGCACCAACTTCTTCCCTGACACAATTTTTGTGTCACCAGATGTTTGGGGCCAAATGGGACAACTTGTTGACGGTTCAAACCGTCCAGTGTTTCCATACTTGGGCGCACCTGGCCTTGCAGGACAAAACGCATTGGGTGGCGGAAACGCAACCACATGGACCGGCTCAAACCCACTCGGTTTGGAAATCGTCGTTGACAGCAACTTCGCAGCCAAGACCATGATCATTACAAACGCAAGCAAAGCCTTTGAGTATTACGAAGACATGCGTGGCATTATGTCAGTCGATCAGCCTGCAACGCTTTCGCGCTTGTTCAGCGTTCATGCCTACGTCAGCACATTTGCAGCTGTGTCAAGCATGATCCGCAAGATCACCCAGGCATAACCCGAAGGGCGGACAGCCCATGGCGGTCTATACAGTCACATTCAAGCAACTGCTTGACAACTACGCAGTGCTTACACTGCTGACCGATAGCGATATCGAGGTTGGGCAAAGCATCACGGTGGCATCTGTCGATGCAACTTTCAATGGCACATACACCGTGTATGCCTTGCCCCAATACCTCTACACAGGCACAGACACCCAAGGCAACTTGATGTTCGATGGCCAGGTGCCTATCGCCAATCAGGTGTTGTTTGCAAAAACTGCATCTGATGTCAATCGCATTGCCACGGCCACAGGAACAGTCACATGGACCGTTTCCTGCACCTGGGCAACTACGGCAATGGTGGAAAGCTATCTTGGCTTGACGCTTACAGGCGCAGACGATGCGACAACGCTT